CGGCCGCAGATGCCGGAACAAGTGCAGCATCTGTTCGTTTTGTATTTACTTTTGAGAATGGAACAGACGTTGCCAGTGAAAGTGCCACAGCAGAAGACTGTGAGGTTTTTGCAGCGGGTACAATTTCATTTCCTCTCAAAGATACATTAAAAGCCGGTGCCGCTCTCGGTTCTGTTAACACTTCTAACAATATCTACTCTCTAGAGAACAGTTCAGATATCCCAGAGATTGATATCAAGGTTGATTCAATCGCGATCACTGCTCAAACCAAGAAGTTGAAAGCTAAGTGGACTCCAGAACTTGGACAAGACTTGAATGCTTACCACAACTTGGATGCTGAAGTTGAATTGACTTCTATCCTTTCAGAGCAAGTTGCTTTGGAAATCGATCGTGAGATCCTTGCTGACCTTGTTAATGGTGCAACTGCTGCTACCTATTACTGGTCACGTTCACCTGGTCTTTTCGTAAATCGTGAGACAGGTGCTGAATTGGGTGCAACTTCTGCTGCTCCTGACTTCACAGGTACTGTTAGCGAATGGTACGAGACTTTGATTGAAACTATCAATGATGTTTCTGCTCAAATTCATCGTAAGACACTTCGCGGTGGAGCTAACTATGTTGTTTGCTCTCCAGAAGTTGCTAACATTCTTGAGTTCACCGCTGGTTTCCGTGCCAATGTTACTGCTGATGCAGACAAAGGCGAAATCGGAGCCGTTAAGGTTGGTTCTTTGAGCCGCAAGTTTGATATCATCGTGGATCCTTATTTCCCACGTAATGTTGTTCTTGTTGGACGTAAAGGTGCTTCATTCCTCGAAAGTGGATATGTGTATGCTCCTTATGTACCGCTCCAAGTAACACCTACTATCTTCGGTGTCGAGGACTTCGTTCCTCGTAAGGGTGTCATGACCCGTTATGCCAAGAAGATGGTTCGTCCTGACATGTACGGTCTTGTTATCGTTCGTGGCTTGCTTGGTGAGTCTGGTGCTTAGATAGTAATCTGAGAACTTTACAAATGCCCTCGATGATTTATTTCATCGGGGGTTTTTATTTTTTAATCTACTATTTATTATTGATTGTGAATGTCACAAATACATTTTAGGAGTTATTAATTATGTCAAGAGTTGCAAGAAGTGCAAGAGTAGCCAGCCGCCAAAGACCAGAGATCATCACAGCGGATAAAACAATCCAGTCGGCAGAAACCGGCGAGCTTTATC